TTGTCGTCCGTCCGTTGCCGATCGGCGTGATCTTGTCGATCAGTCCCGTTTCGGTGCGCCACACCCGCGAATAGTGGTTGCCGCGAGTCACCATGGCGTGCACCGCAGCCTTGCGCCATTTGTAGGACGCGATCCACGGCGACGGCCCGAACTTCAGGAGATCGTAGAGCGGGTGATCGCTCGCCGGTTCGAACCCGCCCTTGACGCGCCGCTTCAGCGTGAGCGGCACCTTGGCCAGGTCTTCTGAGTAAACTTGCGCGCAAGCCGAGATCCCCGGCAGCGTCAGCGCCTCGTCAATGGTGACGCGGATCCCCGTCGCCGACGCGATGCCGCGCTCGATCCCCTTCAACCAGTCGTCGATATAGCGGTCCTGGCTGGCGCCCAGTCCGCCGCGCAGGCGCGACCACCAGCTCATTGTCTTCGGCCGTTCATGCGACGATCACCTGCAATTCGTAATCTTCGGGAAGCGTTCCGCCCGCCGCCTCCGGGTTCCAGGCAAGCAGCGCGAACGCATTAAAGCCGGCGACCAGCGGATCAATCTTGGCCTTGCCGGAAACCTGCTTGGTGATGATGAGGGCGTTGCCGCGTTGTTCGGCCTTGGCGTTGCCGACGCACCATTTCATGAGTTCGGACCCATCATGAACCAGCGAGCCGTTGGCGACTTTGCGGCCCATGCCGACAATCGCCGAATTCAGTCGGTAGCCTTGCGCGACGCCGCGAACCTGTGCGCCAGGCCCGATGGAGAGGTCGAGCGCGGCGAGCGCGTCGACGAAATCGGCGACGCATTCGGGGTCGAGCCCGATTGCGTCCTTTTCTGGCAACAGGCCAGACTCCATCACGATGCGGACGATCTCAACGGCGGCGGCGATGTCCTCATCGAAGTTGATGATGGGCGCTTCGGCAGGCGCGTCTTCATCGTCCGTCTCGCCTTCGTCGGCCCCCGCCGACATGGCGGCTGACGTTGGTATGGCGAAGATCGGAATGCTCTCCGCCGCGCCGTCGCGCCCGAAGATGGTCAGCGAGCCTTCGCGTTCGAAGTCAAGGAGGCGCGGCGCGATTTCCTTGCGCTCCTCAAGGACGCTCGAAAAGCAGAACGCATGGAACCAGAACAGCCACCGCTTGGTCTTTTTTTCGCGGCCGGCGACGGCAATTCCGAGAAGGTCATCGCGGCCGCCGCCATCGATGCCGACGACGGCGACTTCGGAACGCTCGAGCAGACTGTCAAGCGTGAGGCCAGGCTCGGCGGCGCCCTCCCAGTAATCGGCGCCCGCCCAGCGGTCGCCGTGCAAGGCGAGACCGATCTCGATGTTGAGATGCTGCGAGGCCCAGAGGCGGATCGCCTCGTCGCCCTTTTCCTTCTCGTTCTCAAAATCGTCGATGAGTTCCTGAAGTCCGATCGACAGGCCGAGATTGGGCATCACCATCGGCCACGTCTTCGGGTCCATCCATGGCTTGTCCTTCGCCCGCTGCATCGCCTCGGGGAATTCGTAGAGCAGCGGCAGCATCCCGACATGCGCGCCCCTGATCTCGCCATCGCGGATTTTGCGCGCGACCGCAAGTTCATTTTTGAAAACGCCGGCCGGCCGCGAATCGGACTGCGTTGTGATGAAAACCAGCAGGCGCGACCCGGGCTTCGCCGCGAGGCCGCCCCGAATCTGGCGGATCACCTTCTCCGCATAAGCGACCGTACCGAGACGGTGCAGCTCGTCGATCAGTACGACGTGGGGAATGACACCGGTGAGCACGTCGGCGCTAAACGTCCGCACACGGATTCTTGATCCTGTCAGGCGATCCCTGATCGTCTTGATGTGTTCCTGTACATGGAACCGCTTTTGCAGGTAGCCTTCGCGGTCGGCGCGGACCATGCCGCTCGCCTGATCGAAGGCGCGTTCGGAGATCTGTTGAGTGGGGCCGATCAGCAGCAAGTCGGCGTTTGGCGCGCTCCACTGAGGATACTTCTCCGGGTCGTTTAGGATCGCGGCGGTCATCATCAACCCGGCGGCGTAGGTTGTCTTCGAATTCTTTTTCGGCACAAGATCGAAAAGTTCGTGAACCCGCCGGCGGCCGTCGACAACCGATCCAAATGCGGCGGCGAGTCCGTCGCGAAACCAGTCGCCGGCCGCTTCGCCAAGACGCGGCGTACCGACGATATCGGGCAGACGCAGATTGTTGAACGTATCGACCGCGAGAGCGGCGGCGCTCTCATCGAGCGGCAGGCGCGGAACGAGGCTCTCGCCGGCTGCAAGCCGCGCCTCCCAATCGGGGCACGAGAAATCCCACTCCGTCATAGCTGGCGCGGTTTTCGATGTTTCCGTTTACCCCCGGAATCGGGGTCTCCGAATGGGCTTTTACGCAGCATGCTGATCTTCCGCCGAGACCTAGTTCATCGTCTCGAGCGGCTTTAGTATCGACTCCCAGCTCGTCCCTTCATGCGCGCCCGGCGCGGCGAGCAGCATCGCCTCCTTTTTGCCGACCTTGTCCTTCGGCGCTGGCGGCGGCGTCAGCCTGATGTCGTGCCGGTCGAAGCGCGCGAACATCCGGGTGATCGCGGCGACATTACCCTCTTCGACCTGTCTCATCAGGGCGAGGAGGGTCGCCGCCTCAACGCGGGCGCGCGCTTCGCTTTTGACCCTGAGCTGGCGAAGGTAGTTCTTCCGCAGAGTCGGCCTCGTGATCGACAGAGCCGCGGCGATTTTATCGAGGCTCCAGTCGAAAGCGCAGAGCAGCATGACGAGCTGGCGCTTTTCGTCCGTAGGCTGATGAGGCGGCCGGCCGCGGCCCTTGAAGTTCGGAGACACCGGATCCCCGAGCAGATCGAACTTCTGATAGTCGCCTTCGGTCATTTGAAAATAAATCCTCGTGTCGCCGGCGACCCCTGAGACAATCCGCGGCTCCCAGCCCCTTCCGGTCCGCTCACAAGCCCCAAAATTCGCCCCAACGGTTATTAAATCTCCGCATGTAGGGTAGTGCGGGTCGGGGTCGGGAGGGCGCCAAGGAATAAGACCCCCTACCCCTTGGGGCAGACGCCTCGCCTGCGGCTACGTGTTGATGACAATGTCGCCAGATCGCGGGCGGTAGTCGCGCCACCAGCTGGCGATGACGCGCTCGGCCCTTGCCATGTCACGGTCGCCGGCAGCCGCCGCGCGCTCGATGCAATGATTGGCTGGGGCCAAAATAACGACGAAGCGGCCCGGCCTCAACTTCTGATCCCACCACGCGCGCATCTCGGGCTTGGGCTCTCCGACGATGAACCACGCGCGCGCCGATGGCTGCGCATTAGCGAGATCGCCGAGCATATCGTTGCGGCGAAAGAGCGCCGCGTTCAGCCACTTGTCGCGCGACCATCGGTGCAGCGGTTCGCCAGATATTTCGGCCGCGATGACGTCAAGATCGATGACAATGTCTCGCGGGCCGCGCGCGCCTTCGACCCATGTCGACTTACCCGCCGCCGGCGGCCCACAAACGATCGTAAGCTTCGCCGCCGATGGCCTCAGCCATTTCGGATAGAACGCCGCCCTGTCAAGGCGCCGTTCGCGCGCCTGCTTGATTTTGTCGTGCCACCCTTTCGCGACTGTCTGCAGATTATCCAGATCGTAGAACAGTCGCGCGTCGCCCTCGTGCGGGATGACGTGATCGACGACGGGCGCGTCGGCGGCTTGTCGTCCTTTTCCGAGCAACCAAACGCCGGTCCGCCGACAACGCGGCTCGACCCGGCCTGTCAGCGGACAGAGTTCTGAATCGCGCGCCAACGCCGCGTTACGAAGCTGCCGCCATTCCGTCGAGCCGTACCAACCGCGCCAGGGCACTTCCCGATCCCGCCGCTGCAGGCGTTCGCGCTCGCTTTCGCCGCGCCCCGACCCGCCAAGTCGCGAGGCGGCCGCGCCGCCAAGCCGCGAACCGATGTTACTCAGCTTCGCCACGTCGCGGCCGCCATTCGCAGTTTTCGGAGGATGCCTGTGTTTGGCATAAGCCTGGGCCCAAGGTCAACCCCTCATTTTTCATACCGATTCCCGACCCTCATAGCCCCGCCAGTGGCCGTACCGGCCTTTCTCTCGTTTCGAAGCCGTAAGCATAAGCGAGCTCTCTTGCGCCCCTGACGAGCGCCCAGTCGCCCATGCCCGAAAGTTTCTTGCGATCCCTGACCCGCGG